TTTATACCCGTTTGTTCAATATCAACCGCATACAAAACGTAGGTGAAAGAGACAAATACCTTGAGCTTTTGTGTACAGAGGGGGTAGCAACCTGATGGCTCGTGTTAAGGTTTCAGTAATTAGTAAAAACAGAAGCGCAGAGGTATTACAAGATTACACATCTGATGCAAAACAGCTTGTGGGCGAAGCGGCAAACCTTGTGCGAAACACAGCCGTTGAATCCATCGTTCAGGGCGCAAAGAGCGGCGTCACATATAGAAAGTATAACCCACGCCGTGTACATACCGCATCTGCCGCTGGAGAGGCTCCCGCGAGCGATACGGGATATTTAGCAAATAACATATTTGTGAATATGGATGCAGACGGGTTTGGCGCAAGCGTTGAAAGTCGTGCGGACTATTCAAGTTTCCTAGAATTTGGTACAACCAAAATGGCGGCTAGGCCATTTATGCAACCCGCTTTAGAAGAAAACAGACCAAAGATTAAAAGATTACAGAATCAGATGATTAAGGCTAGGTAATGTCGATACACAGTTTTGAACTTCAAAAATCTGTATTCTCAGCGTTGAATGGAGCAAGCATAACTGATGCTGGTGGCAGTGCTATAACAGGCGTTTTTGATGATGTGCCGCAAGATACAGCATACCCATATATTGTCATTGGTGAGGAAACAGCAAACAACATTTCTACAAAAACTTTAGATATGCACGAACACACTTTGACGATACATACTTGGTCACAGTATCGGGGTCGCAAAGAGATTAAGGTGATCATGAAACAAATTTATGATACCCTTAATAATGCAAGCCTGAGTGTTTCAGGCGGTCAAGCAGTGAACATGAAACAGGAGTTTCTGACAACACTGGTTGATGCAGATGGAATAACGCGGCATGGGATCATGCGATTTCGTGCCGTTGTGTCAGACAGTTAAAGGAGATTAGACATGGCGGCACAAAAAGGCTCGTCCTTACTTTTGAAAATTGGCGATGGCGCATCACCAGAGGCTTTTACCACCATAGGTGGTCTGCGCTCCACATCAATCACGATGAATGATGAAGCTGTGGATATTACCACCAAGGATAGTTCAAGTATTAGGGCATTGCTTGCTCAAGGTGGGGTTCAAACCACAAGCATCTCTGGTTCTGGCGTATTTACGGATGCTGCATCGGAAACAACCCTAAGAGGTAAATTTGGGGCATCATCATTTAGTAATTATCAAGTAATCATACCTGATTTCGGCACTTATACAGGTGCTTTCATGGTTGCGAGTCTTGAATATGCTGGTGAATACAACGGCGAGGTAACGTATTCTGTAACGCTTGAGTCCAGTGGTACAATCACGTTTGCAACGGTTTAATAAATGGCTTGGACAAGCGTTGATGTGAAAATCAAAGGCAAGAATTGGGGGGCTATGATGGAGTCCTCTCATTCAGCCGTTGTTTTTTCGGTGTCTTGCGCCTGTAAGATAAAGGCGGGGGATGCGATTGAGTGCGGTGATGAAACATACATAGCCGCTAATGTAACTGATGTGGCCCAGAGGGGTGAAACATTCTTGGTAGAAACTGAGGGAAAGTCAGATGACGAATCCGAAACGCGGGGAACTGAAGATAGTCCTAGCTGATAAGAAATTCGACGCAAGGGTTACTCTTGATGTCATTATGCGTATTGAAAGAAGTTTAGGAAAAGGAATTGTCAAAATAGCTCAATCCATGTCTGAGGCAGATGTTTCTGTCACTGATATTGTTGCAATCCTAACCCCTGTCATAAGGGCTGGCGGCAATGATGTTTCAGAGAAAGATGTTGGTGAGGCTGTCTGGAATGCAGGGCTTGCACAGGGCATAGCCGTTTGCGGTGAAGTTCTTGGGCAGGCTCTTGGTGCTGGCGGTGATGAGGGAAACGAAGAAGAGGCGGGAGCATTGCTGTAGACAACTTGCCTTGGGATGATTGGATGCGCCTTGCCCTTGGTAAAATGAATATGAGGCCAGACGATTTCTGGAATATGGGATTCCCTGAATTTTACATGGCTGTCGAGGGATTTGCAGAGTTTCATTCAGGTGGTAAGCCGCCGCCACTTAGCAGAGGTGAGCTTGAGGATATGATGGAAAGGTATCCCGACTAATGGCGACTGTTGACACCTTACTGGTAAGAATTGAAGCGGATCTCTCTAGCCTTAGACGCGGTTTGAGAGCGGCACAGGGCCAGACAACTCAAGCTGGAAACAAAATGAGGCAATCCCTAGCTGGTGTTGGGGAAGCCTCAAGGAATCTTTCTTCACAATTTAGCGTTTTGAAAACAGCGATTGCTGGTGTGGGATTTGCCGTTTTCGGAAATAGCGTTCTTAGAGCAAACGCTGAAATGGAGGACTTGCAAAGAACGCTTACAAGTGTTTTTGGCACTGCTGAAAAAGGTCAGGCCGCTTTCAAATTCATCAATCAGTTTGCGCAAGAAACTCCATTTGATATCCAAACATTAGTAAGAGCATTTATTCAATTAAAAGGCGCAGGGGTCCAGCCAACACAAGAACTGCTTACGACGTTGGGCAATGCGGCATCTGTTACGACAAATAAATTAGCGGCGTTTGAATCTTTGGTGAGGATTACCACAAGATCAGTCGGTGGTGGCCTTGGTCTTGAGGAACTCGAACAATTAGTGAATCAGGGCATACCAGTTTTCAAGATTCTGGAAGAAAGGCTCAATCTCACGCGATTACAGGTGTCAGAGTTTGGACAAAGCGCAGACGGTGCAGCTAAAATTATGGCCGCTCTTAATGCAGAGTTCAGTACAAACTTTGCGGGAGCAATGGCAGACTCATCTCAAAATCTGTCAGTTCAGATGTCAAATCTTGGAATAGCTGTCAACAATGCGTTTTTAGCTATAGGTGAATCAGGTCTGAATGGGCAGATGCGTGAAACAATCCAAGTACTTACTCGCGCCACAACATCATCTACTGGGCTGATTCATAACTTTGGCGTTATGCTCACCCGCGCTTTGAAATTTACAACAGATAACTTTAATCAATTGGTGGCGGGTGCTACAGCATTCATCACGTTGAAACTTGCCGCAGCCGCTATCAGGGCTGGAGTTGGGTTTATACAGCTTTCTCGCGCTGTTTTGGTAGCATCTCGCGCTATGGCAATAGCCGCTGTCACAAGCAATTTAGGAAAAGCTGGAATTTTGGGGATCGCAGGGGCGGCAGCTTTAGCCATTACCTTTAATGATGAGTTAAAGGTAGCCATCGATAGAGTTACGAATGCTTTGGAAGATACTATTGGAACGGGTCTGGAAATTGCAGATGACTTAAAAAACTTTTTTGGGCTTGGTGAAGGTCAAGATATTATTGAGCAATCTGCTGAGTCTTTGAAACGGCTTGAAGAAATTTTTATTGACACAACGGGTGCTGGAAAAGACATCAGCGTGGTTGGGGAAAACCTTGATGTTTTGCGTAAGAAAGCGGAGCGATTGGTTGACCCGACGTTAGAATTAAACAAAGAGATTGAGTCATTCGCTTTGGCTTTAGAGAACGCTGGCGATAAAATGCCTCATTCAGATATTGCTCTTTTCGAAAAGGCTATCAGAGAATTAGAAGCACAAGCTAAAATGACGGACGCAACATTTGTGTTTCTTAAAGATAATTTAGCGGCTTTCGGTGCTGGTGTATCGGATCAACTTGCAACCGCGTTGATGAGTGGGAGAGCCAGCCTAAATGATTTCAAGGATTTTGCTCGTCAGTTCGTGAATGATCTTATCTCACAATTTATTCGTTTGGCTTTTATCAATCAGCTTTTGAATAAAATTTTGAACATTGGCGGCACAACAGCCGCTCTTGATACAATACCGATTCCAGCCACCGCAAGCGGCGGTGCGATTAGTGGACCTCGTATAGTTGGAGAGCGTGGGCCAGAGCTTTTTATCCCATCAAGCACAGGTTCAATAAAAAACAATATGGATACGAAAAATATGCTTGGTGGCTCGACAACCGTTGTAAACCAAACACTGAATATTGAAACAGGCGTATCTCAAACGGTTAGAGCGGAGATTGTAAATCTTTTGCCTACCATAAAACAAAATACTATTTCAGCGATAGTTGATCAACGCAGACGCGGTGGTCCTGTTGCGAGTGCCTTTGGAGCCTAGCCATGTGGATAAGTGAAAAACGATTTCTGCAAATGGAAGCAAATTCAGCAGTAACACGCACTCGAAAAGATCGAAAAATGACTGATGAAAAAAAGTTTTGGAAAATAGCGCATAAAACGATTGTGAAAAACCCAAGCAAACAAGACTTTGTGAAAAAAATGACAAAGTACAAAAGCATGATTCCAGACAGGCCAGAAGATCCCAAATTTTTCCCGTTTGTCCTTGGGGCTGCTTTCGACGCTTGGCATGACGGCAGCGACTTTGGCGCTTGGCGGCCATACAGATAGGAGAGCGCAAGCCATGTCAGCCCCTACATATCCGCTCACGCCGCCCACAAGCCCCGCTTACACCACAAGCAGATGGGCGTTGCAGCGCAGGACAGCTATGTCTCAATCGCCGTTTACTGGCAATCAACAAGTAGCGGAGTTTTCATCTGCCTTGTGGACTGTTGATCTGAACTTACCGCCCATGCGTAGAGCCACGGTTGCAAACTGGCAAGCGTTCTTGCTTCAATTGCACGGCAAGCGTGGAACCTTCTTGTTGGGTGATCCAGATGCAAAAAATCCAAGGGGCGCAGTAAACGCTACAGTCACGGTTGCATCTGCTGGTGCTATAGGGGATTTTACAATAAATCTTAATACAGCAAGTCAGGCGAGTACTACGGGTATTGTAAAAACTGGTGATTATATCCAATTAGGTGCGGGTTCAGCCGCCAAGCTGTACATGATTTGTGCAGATGCAAATTCTGATAGTAGTGGTAACTTCTCAGTTACAATTGAGCCATCACTCAAGGCGGCGGCAGGGAGCGGAGCAACCGCCATATTTTCTGATACTGTTGGGGTGTTTAGATTAATCGATGATAATGTTGCTTGGGATGCAAACCAAGTTTCTACTTATGGCGTGTCTCTATCCTGCATGGAAGCGTTCTGATGGATCTGGCTCAAATAATAGATGGATTGATTGGTATCGTTGTCATGGGTGGCGGTTGGTTTTTAGGCACACAGGCCAAGGAATTAAAAAGGGTGGAAATACTCTTGAACAGAACCAGAGAGGACTATGCCACGCGATCTGATACGCGAGATGATATGAGGGCTGTCATGGATGCCCTCCATCGCGTTGAGGATAAGTTGGATCGTGCGTTGGGCAAAGGAGGGTAATATGAATATCAACAGGTTTGTATCGCAGTTGCGATTTCATGAGGGTGTTCGGAACCAAGTTTATAAAGATCACCTTGGGATTGAAACCATCGGTGTGGGACGGAATCTGGTAGACAGGGGTCTTTCAGATGAGGAAGTCGATTATCTTCTTCAAAATGACATAAAGATTGTTGAGGATGAGCTTGATCGGAGTTTGCCTTGGTGGCGAGATATGTCAGAGGTTCGCCAAAGGGCGTTGGCAGATTTGGTTTTTAACATGGGAATGTCTAGGTTACACGGGTTCGTCAAAACTCTTGATGCTCTACAGCGCAGGGATTACCAGACTGCCGCCGACGAATTGCTGGACTCGAATTATGCAAAGCAAGTTGGGGCGCGGTCGATCAGGGTTGCAGAGATGATACGCACTGGTGATGATAGCGAGGACTTCTAGGGCCATGAATGATTCATGTTTTTGTGTTGATGGTATTTGTTGGGGTTGGTGAGGAAAAGCGTCTTGTCAGTAGTGATATGCACTTTTTTGATGTCAATGAGTGCGTGTACTTTGCACAAAGATTGCACAAGCAAGGCAATAACATCACAGCTTACTGTTTGCCAAAAATGGTAAATGAAGATACGAGGGTTTATTGATGTATGAGTACCAAATCAAAGAAATCGTGAAGGTTATAGATGGCGATACAGTAGACATCGTGATTGATTTGGGATTTAGCCTCACCAAAAAAGAGCGTGTAAGGCTGGCGGGTATAGACGCCCCAGAAAGCCGCACAACAGATTTAGAAGAAAAAGAATTTGGGATGGATGCAAAAGAATTTTTGCAACGAAGGCTGGCAGATTGTCCAAACCTTTGGGTCAAAACTGAAAAAGATGGCAAATATGGAAGGATGCTGGGCTGGCTTATGTGCGGTCAAATAAACATCAATGAGGAGATGGTCGGGCGCGGGTATGCTTGGCATTATGATGGCGGTGCAAAAGACAAGGATTTTGACCAGCTTAGACAATTAAGAGGTATCATATGATACAGGCTCTCATCCCCGCGATTGCTGACCTTGCTGGCGGTTGGCTGAAAGGCAAGGCAGAACAAAAGGCTGCTGAATCCAAAGCAAAAGTAGCAAAGGCTGTCGCGGAAGCTGAAGTTTTGAAGGTTGCGGCCACCCATGAAGCTGGATGGGAAAAAATCATGGCGCAAGGATCGCAAAATTCACTCAAAGATGAGTGGCTGGTCGGACTTTTCAGCATACCCTTAATTTTATCGTTTTGCGGCGAGTGGGGGAGAACGATTGTCTCTGAAGGGTTTGCCGCCTTAGAGACAATGCCTGATTGGTATCAATACACTCTTGGCGTAATCGTGGCAGCATCGTTTGGCGTTAGGTCGGCCACAAAGTTTTTTGGAAAATGACCAAACGACCAAAACTGCCAGAACGGCCAAAAACAAGTGGGATCTTGTCGAATAGGCAAAATGCGAGGCTTGGCGGCTTAATAGCCGTTTTAGGCGGTAGA